CCTACCATACTTTTCGATTATTTTATCATCAAATCTAGGCATTTGTTTTCCTTACCATAGCGTCCTCATGTATCTTTCTTAATTTAGGATTGTTCATCCACCTTCTAGAATTTGGATCACATTTGTCATGTCTGTACAAACCTTTCCCTATGTAAACTACTTTGTCATCCACAGATTTAGATATTTTTTTGTCTGCAACACCTTCAGCTTTCAATTTCTCAAACCTAAACCTCTCAAGTATTGGTTTAGCACAAACAAAACATCTAAAGTCCTTTTTCATGATTTTCTTTTTCTTGCCCATAAACTCTCCTATTTAATATTTGAACAACAATTTGAGAAGTGTCCAACAGTAGAAATTTATAGCTAACCATATCAATAGCCAACAAAACATTCTCCTTTTAATCTTGTTTCTTGAAATGATACTACAAAACAATAAATAATTATAGCAGAATTTAATTGTCACGAAAACAGCAAATATTGATACTACCCACATAAGTATTTCCATTTTATTCCTTTCTTAAATCAACTAACCATACCTCTTTTGTTGGAGTGTAATTCACTACTTCAAAAATTATATCTGATTCCTTTACAGAACTTTTTCTGTCTATACTTCCACCTCCGAATATAAAAAACAATGATGCCATGAACAAAATCCAACCCAAAAAAGCTAAGATAATGATTCTTACTCTATTCACTTTCAACCCCCTTAACTATAAATTGTGTCTTACTTAGATACCCAATCTTATCCTTTGCCCATCTAAAAGGATTAGCATCATTAGAACATTTAACTCCATACCATCTTATAAACTTCCTAGTACGAGGATTGAAATGCCTGTCAATAGCATAGATATACCCTTCTCCCCATTCTGTAACAACTGTAACACAAGGTTTGACTTCGATTATCATGATTAACTCCTTTCAATAAGTTGCGATAGTTCTCCCTTAGAATAATTATCAGGGTCTGTATTAGGCTTGAGGATTAAGATTTTCACTTCTGCTTTGACTAACGGTTTGATGTTCTTAGATATTTTTATAGCATCACTCATAGCTTCTCCATCAAGTGCTATCCAGATTGTCTTCTTTATATCGAGTGAGCATAGCAACTCCATTTGTTCTATTGATATGTCTTTTCCGAATACTCCCACAGCTTTTCCTTTTCCAAATCTTATGACATCAAACACTCCCTCACACAATACCAGACTATCTTGTCCTTTCTGAACGTAATCATAACCATATAACAACTGTCTCATAGGAATTACTGCATTATCATTACTGCAATTTTTATATTTGTTCTTTTCATTTATCACAGTTCTTCCTAAGTAATTAACTAATCTATTTTCATAGGTTATTGGAAATAATAACCTCATACTGAAATCCCCAACAACTACTGCTTTTACTCCCCATTCCATTAACTCTTTTGTCTCATAATTCCTGTGCTTTATAAATCTCAAAAATACAGAATCTAAAGCAAGGTCTGGACTGAGTTCATTAAGATAATGTGTACAAGGTATACGCAATTTCTCTTTTTTAAGTCGTTCATCCCACTCTTCTACTGTTTCTTTTTCTGATAAAATATCCTTAACTTTGTCCTGAAAATTAAAACGATTTACAGGTTCTTCATCGCATATGTCTTTAATTCTATTAATCGCTTGGTGTTTATCAATCCCTTCTATTAACATTACCAGACCAATGATATTACCCTGTTGCTCACATTTCCAACAGTTATACACTATGGTCTCTACTAATATTCCTAAATGGAAATTGTCATCACCACAAGATGGACAACAAATACCTATACTCCCATTACCTATGTTCTCTCCTTCTTCTTTAAAGAATACATCCTGAGAAGTTAAGTACTTCCTGACATCAAATTTTTCTAGTTTAAATAATCCTTTCATTGAACTCTTTCCCATAAAGGTTAGTTTTTATAAAAGACTATACAATCTACTAAAGACTACATTATATCAGAAATTGAAAGCATTGTCAAATGGAAAATTGTCAATCTTCATCAAAATCTATGATTTCAGAATCTTCCATACAAAATGCTCCAACTTGTAATGCCTGTGTCATGAGAATACTCCAGTACTTTTGTCCTTCTCTCACTTTAGCACCAAACAATCTCATAGTTGAATTATTTCTCTCTTCCTCTGTTTGGTTAAGAGTTACTACCACATCTGCTATTTTAGCTTTCCCTATACTACCTGATGTTTGTCTTAAACCCACTCTTCTAGCGTCAATAGCATCTCTTGTACCTTGTGTAGCACTCACTACACTAATATTTCTTTCCTTAGCCAACCCTCTTAAACTTGTAAAGACATCATCAATTTCATGAATCTTTTCTTTATACTTCTTATCAGATGCTAACAAATCTGCATAGTCAACAAAAATTATATCTGGAGCAAATCCACTTATTTCTAATTGATTTAAATGTGCATGCATAGCACCAACAGAATATTTTCCTTCAATACATTCTTTTATAATTACTTTACCATTTCTACGTCTATAAAACTTTTTTGAATCTTTAAACACTTCTGAGTCTGTGCAGAGAATTTCGTTCTTCCTAAAATCATGTGATGTTCCATCAGAAAATGTTACCAACAACTCTTCATCTGAATCATCATATTCTTTTTTCATTCCTGAGATAGCCATTCCTAATCTCTTCATATAGTTCTTGGTAGTCATCTCAAGCGAGTATATGACTATGTTCTTCCCTTGAAGTAGTGCAGACCTAGCACCATCAACTAAAGCCCATGATTTACCTACATTAGTAGCACCTAACCAGAGAAACAGTTCTGATCTGCAATAACCTTTTAATTTTTTGTCAAGTGTATTTATTCCTGTTTTGCAAACAACATCTATGTCATCTTCGCCTGTGTACACAAAATCCCAAAAATCTTCTCCTACATCATAAACATTTAACTCAGTATTAAATGCTTCCAGAACTGTCTGTTTTATTTCTCTATACTTTTTCTCTTTAATAAGGTCTGCTGATTTTAAAATTGCTCCTGTTAATTGTTGGTACTGAATCCACTCAATCAATTGTGATACAACATACTTCTTATTTGTATCCAAACCCTTTATCTTTTTTAGGTATAATCTATAGAGTTTAGTTTCCTTTGACCGTTCATCTGACAACTTAATGTAATCTCTAAAATCATCTTTTGGGGAATCACTAAATTCGTCATAATAACTATATATCATAGAACATAAATCTTTACGAATTCTCCCATCAAACAAATCGGTAGAAATATTAGTTCTACATAATATTAAGAAGTTCTTATCTTGAAGTAGAAGTTTTATGATACTGTCTTGAATGTATTCAGTTGTTTTTTCCAATTATTTTTCCTCACTTTTTTCTTTTTCCCAATTTTCTCTGAAATTTCTTATTTTGTCTCTCAGTTCTCTTAAATCTAGATATTTATTTTTTTCTTCTACTACCATTCTAACGCTATTATCAAACAAGTGTTTATTTATTTCCTCAAGATACCAATCGAATTTTTCTTTTTCTTTAACTTGTTGTATTTTTACTTCATTTGGAACTTCTTTGGTTCTTATTTGTAACAATGGATTTTTGACCCAAAAGTTTTCCCAAACTTCAATGGCATTCTCAGTAAGCAATTGATTAGGACTTGGGAAATTCTTCCAGTAATACTTATGTTTACTCATTTCATCTGCACTAAAAAACACATTCCTGTAATAACACTTAACTAAATTTTTAAATGTCTTAACCCTGTTTGGAGTTTGTTTGTCCCATTCCAATAGGAAAGTGGTGAGTGCTACGAAGAACTTATGCTTACTGCCATTGATTAGGTTCTCTTTGTGAGTAGTATGAGTAGCTTTCCCATAATCCCTGTTCAACATAGCAATGTAAGATTTCTTTACTTGTCCCAATTTCTCCGAGTATGGTGTCCCATCTCTCATTTTTCCAATGTACTCATAATTATATTTATCACAGGGTTTATCATTGGAATTAGATGATGCTTTAGCATCTCCTACTGAGCTTTGCGAAGTAGGATTAGATTTTCCCATCTCATTATTTGATTCTCTTAATTGATTCTCTTTAACACAGCCACTATGATGTCTATCTAGAGAGCCACTATGATGTCTATCTAGAGAGCCACTATGATGTCTATCTGAATCCATCCATTCGTGATACAAAAAGTAATAAATATTAGACTGACCTTGTCCTCTTCTATGGGACATGAGTAGCTTTTCTTCAATAAGCTTGTTCAATGACTTTTTAACACTATTTTCTGACATACCCACCTTTTCGGCTAATGTATCTTGTCTTGGGAAACAAGTACCATTCTTACCTGCAAATTGGCATAATCTAGCATAAACAAGTTTGTCTGTACTATTCAACTCATTTCTCTCTAATAACCAATTCGGTAGAAAACTTCCTGTAAACATCATGTAAGGATTAATTATTTTCATTATATCACCTCCCCACCTTCTGTATTCTTTATCGTGAGATATACTGTTTCCCAAATCCAATTTAAATTATCATCAAATAATACTTTTTCTTTTTTTTCTTGCTCGATTGTATACCTATTAATTTTATTTGATATACAAAAAGAGATACATGATTTCTCATTTTCAAAGGGTTCATTACATAAATATTCTTCCACTTCTTCTTTTCCTAACCATACTGTGGTTTTTATAGGATAGTATGATGTCCTAGTCGAAGGTAATTTACTAAGTTTTTCCCACATTGATTTATTGCATTTTGTATCTAAATGGGTCGAGTCCGATATCTTCTTCTCCATAGTCGTTGTACTTGTCCTTAATTTCTTCCTCTCGTCTTTCGTCATTATTTTTGTCTTCCTTTCTCCTATACCATATGTTTTTTTCACTTTCGTTATCACAATCCTGACATAAAGGAAAAATATTAGTTTTATAAGTTTTCACATCTCTTCCACAAGATTCACAAATCTTTAATATTTTCTTTTCCTTTTCTTTCTTCTTCATCACAGTCCTTTGATTAAATGTTATAAATTTAAAGGCTCATTATACCAAATGAGCATACACTTGTCAAGTTAAATCTCGACATTACTTCAACATTTCTTTAAAAAATGTGTCCGCTTTCTTCTTTCCATCTATTATCTGATTGAAAACATTCATCTTAGGGTCTAATATATCAGTCATAATTTCTTCATCAATGCTGTCTCTTCCTAAAAAGTAGTACACATTTACTGAATCTTTCTGACCTATTCTGTGTGCTCTATCTTCAGCTTGAAGGAATTCATTTGGTATGTAATCAATCTCTAGGAAACAGACTGTTGAAGAAGCAGTTAATGTTATTCCTGTTCCTGCTGACATCATGTTCCCAATAAACATTTTCACATTCTTATCGGCTTGAAACTTCTCTACTATCTTTGCTCTTTCAGTAGTTGGAGTGTCACCATCAATAACAACTGATATTTTATCAAAATGTTTTAATAAGGTACTAATAGTTTTTTTGTGAATAGTGAAGAGTATGATTTTCTCATTAATGTTATCATTTAAGAAATCCTGTAACCAACTTATGATTCCTTTCATTTTACCATCAATGGTCAATCTTCTGAGAACACCTTTCTTAACCACTCCTTCTGCTTTACTAGCGTTCTTAGCTTTTTCTATACCATGTTTTTTAAGTGTGTAAGTTAAGAAATCCTTTTTGGCTTTGTCGTATTCACTTTTATTAGTTAATTCAATAGGGACTGTTGTTCTGATTTTATTAGGCAAATCTTTTAGAACATCCTTCTTCAGTCTCCTAATCATTATCCCTTCTAATAATAAATTAAGTTCTTCTACTCTTGATGCACCAGTAAAGTCCCATCCAAATTTGTTGTGCTTTGCATCACAGTACTTGTGAGCATACTTCCACCATGAGGGAAACATAATAGGATTAATTAATTGTAGCATATTAAAAAATTCTATCGGTCTTGATTTAATTGGTGTCCCTGATAACCCAAGTATGTGATCTCTATTCTCACATATTAATTTGATAGCTTTAGTTCTTTTAGTTTTGTTTTCTTTAATGTAGTGGAATTCATCTAATATAATAACTTCTGGATTGAAATCAATGATATCATTTCCTCTATGAGTAACAATATCATAATTTACTATCATGTAATCCACATTGGTTGGTATATCTTCTGACTTTCTTCCATTAAGGATGAAGGTTTTTTTCTTTTTCTTTAACCAGAATTTTATTTCCTTCTCCCAATTGTACTTGACTGACGCAGGACATATGACTAATACACGCTTACCCTGTTGAGCACACCAAGCTAATGATTGTACTGTTTTTCCTAGTCCCATTTCGTCACAGCATACCCCCCTTCCTTTATTAGAAAGAAAGAACTTTACACCTTCCTCTTGAAATGCGAATAGCTTGTGGTTTAATCCACTAATCTCTGGTTCTTCCATTGTATCAGATGTATCATAAAGTTTTTCAATAGCTTTTCCAGACCACCTAAATCCACTAAGAGTCTGTAGAATCCCTGCATTGATTGGTGTGTTTGGGATAATTATTTTATTATTTCTTGGCTGAGTTAATTCCTCTATAAACCTAAGATTTTCGTAGGTTTGTTTAGGAAATTTTTTAACACATCTTAATATGAAATAATTGTAGTTTGTTGAGTATGTCACTTTCATAAGTTTTTTTCCATTACATATTATACTACAAATCGCATTTGATGTCAAGGAAATTTATAGTATTTTAGTACAAAGTTATTTTTTATGCAGGAATAAATTAAAAAATTGTGTCTGAACAATCATGAAAAACGAAAAAATCCCACCGACATTTTTCGTCTTCTCTAGGGACAAGTCCCCCACTCTCTTCCCCATTGCAATTGAGTCTCAATCTCAATTAGGATATTCTCCCACTTATTGCAATTGAGACTCAATCTCAATAGTTCGTTTCGTTTACTTTTATAAACATTTAATTTCTTAAACATAAGCAATTCTCATGCCAAACTTAAAATAAAAATAAATTAAATTTTGTCGCAATTCTCATGCCAAACTTAAAATAAAAATAAATTAAATTTTGTCACAATTCTCATGCCAAACTTAGTGTAAGGATTACTGGCAAATTTTGTTCCAAAACACTGATAATTATTTCAGTCATTATAGCAAATTTCGTACCATTAGTCAAGTGTAAAGTTGTTAGTTTGGCATCGGATTCGCATAGTATTTTCAATAAAATTTAAAACGTCTTAGAATGGATTCTAGGTACGTTGTGTGAGAAATTCTGATAAGGTATGCTAGGATACGTTACCATCAAAAAAAACGTCTCAGAATCCAATACAGACGTTAGGTTTTTTAAACAGTCTTGAAAGAAGTTAAAAAGATTCAACAACTCCACCATCATACAATATGTAGTATAGTTTTAACACAGCAAGGCAGTACCATACTATATGTGGTACTGAAAAAAAACTTTAAAAAAAGTTAAAAAAAAGTTGAAAAAGACTTGACATACTTATAAAAGTGTGATACCATCTCCTCAGTTGTTTGACAATTAAATAAGTTTCAAAGCCCGTCGGGAAAAGTTGAGAAAGCGACAGACTTTGAAACTGAGGAGAGTAAGTCCTGAAGTCGGTACAGTCCCCGACAGGCTAGCCAAAACAATTTTACTTGCGAGTATGGTCAACTCTGAACGTTGGCAATTATTTACCTGAACAAAATCTAGTAGCAAAGATATTCATCACATCACATCACATCACATATCACGCTTCACATATCACGCTGTCCGAAATCAGGTAA